ACTTACCAAAGAAGTTTAACAATGGCAACCCGAACTCAGTTGGGATTTTGTTGATGAATGCTTGAAGCTCGTTCAAGTCTTTTTCGCTTAATTGTAACATATATATATTTTTTACAAATCTATGATTAAATTTTTTTTTGTAGCATTTTTATATGCTTATTTGTTACGAAGTTCTATTTTGGAACTAACCATTTGTTACATCTTCTGTCACAAAATTTCCAATAATTGTGACATCAATTTGTTCCGCAACCCACTCATACGCATAATCGTTTGTTGCCCAATTATCGTAATCTTCTCCTGTCATTGTTAAGTTACCTTGTTGTAACTGACTTTGAGTATCACTTAAAAGTGCATAGTAGAAAGTAGCAGATGTGCTTAAATTGTCATTGATGCAGTATGCGTTTAAAATTACTGCCGTTCCTAAGTTTAGTGGGAATACCACAGGTTGAATTGTTTTCATTTTTATATTATTTTAAATTGTTATGTCATTGTAAGGCTCTTCCACCCGCTTGATGTATAAATATAAAGACCTTCTGTTGCATCAGTACAATAGAATATCAATCCTACCGCAGGACTTGATATTGCATTTCTTTGTGCATTAGTTCCTCTTGGTGGTAGGAAGCCTTTTGTAGTAGAGGTTGCTTGTAAAACGGCAGATGCTACATCTGTGCTTGTTCCTACTGCAAAGTTTCCTGTGGTAAATAATATAGCTTGTATATTACCTGTATTAGTTGTATTAAATTTTATATTACCAACATCATTTTGTATTGCAATATCTCCTACGCCTTGATTAAGTAAATATAAATCACTAGAATTAATTATTCTAAACGCTGAAGTAGATGAACTAAATTTACCAATAAAAGCATTTGAATTACTTGTTAAAGTTAATTGAGAAGCTGATGATGTTCCTGAAGTAGTATTAGAAATTGTAATACCTGTTGTAGCATTTCTATTATTAGATACAGTTAAATTATCCTGTACCCTTGCAATACCATTAACGTCAAGACGGAAACCTGCGTCTGTGAAAGTGCCACCTCTTTGAATTAATACGTTACCTGTTGATGCAAATATTTGAGCAGATAAATTTGTTGATGCTACACCTCCTGTAATAAATTGTATTCCATTAGTCCCCTGTAATGCCATTACATTAGAAGTGCCACCTGTTAATAATGTATTTGCACTACCAACTCCGCCATATCCTGTTCCACTTATATTATAAACTATTGCATTACCTACAGATGAATCTAAAAACATAGCACCTGCGTTTCTGCTTAATGTAATAGCAGCAGGACTTGATATAGCATTTACACTTGTTATAGTTAAAGCCGCAGTAGCAGAAGCACCTGCTGCAAATTGTAATAAACCCGTAGACCTAATTCCTAAATCTGTTGGTGCTCCACCTGTTATTAACCCTGAACCAAAATAACCAAAATTAGTTCCATTAGATGCCATTGTTAAAACAGGATAACTTGCAGCATTTATTGTAAAACTTCCGTAGTTTGGACCTGTAAAATATGATAATCCATTTGCTCTTATAGCATAGTTCGTTACCCCTGTAAAAGCACCATTCGTAAATGTTGGATTAATATCAAGACCAACAAGAACGTCATTGTTTGCTGCTGCTACTAAGGTAGTGTTTATTAATCCACCTCTTGCTATTGCACTTGATGCAGTTTCTGAGCCACCTAATGTGAACTTAGTTGCAGTACCGAAAGTAGTAGTTCCTAATGCTAAATCACCACCTGAACTTAAAGTTAATTGAGCAGTTGCAGAACCATTTCTAAATTGAATACTATTCCATCCTGAAGCATTTGACCCTAATATAACATTATTAGAAGCATCAGCATATAGTACATCTGTAATAGTACCACCAGATGTTCTTATTAGTAATCCCGTATTATTGTTTGTAGAAATATTTCCTGCTACGTTCAATGCGCCTGTTACATCTAATTTATAAGACGCAGAAGGAATACCTCCTATACTTGTATTACCATTATTTAAAATAGTTATACCTCTTGTTGCACCATTATTTCCTACAAATATTTGCACCGCTTCAGCAGTAGCCGTTCCATTTGCAGTTGTTCCTGTTAGTTGTAAGGCAGAAGTAACTCCTGAACCTCCATATATTTTCGGAGATTGTATTGATGTCTGCACCCTTGCAGTACCATTAACATCTAGCTTGTAGCCTGCGTCTGTGGTTCCTGTTCCTAATAACCAATTCCCTGTTTGAAATATAGTTCCTGTTGTTGTAAGTGCTACTGTTGCTCCCGCTGTATTACTAGCCGAAGTTTGAAATAAAGTTTTACCATCATTATTAGGGTTTAAACCAATTAGTGTACTAAAACCTGCGTTTACATTTGTAGCTATTGTACCATTATAGTAATAATTAGCACAAATATATAAATCTCCGCCTGAACCTTGATTTCCTGCAACTATAGAACTATTACCTATATATACATTATTTTGTCCTGCAAAAGTATTAAATTGACCTTTTGTGCCTATTGAAATATTAGTAGACACTCTTGCAGTACCATTAACGTCAAGACGGAAACCTGCGTCTGTGCCACTTGTATTTATTCCAACATTACCTGTTGAAAATATTCTCATTCTTTCGCTTGGCTCAACGTCAGTAGTTGCAGTTCTTGTTCCAAAAATAATATCTCCAAAAGTAGAACCTGAAGTAGTCCTTTCTTGATACCCTATATAAGCAGGATAGTGCGTTCTATTTGGTGTTAGTCCGTGATACCCAAATCCAATTAATCTATAACTATTGTTAGTGTATTCTTCTTGACCTAATCCTAAATAATAAGAACCTGCTATTGTAGTTGATGCAACTGCGTTACTATATTTTCTAATTGATAAAGCCGTACCTTCAGAGCTACTACCTCCATTAATTCTTAATCCAATTTGATTAACATTTGTAAACGCTCCATTGGTAAATGTAGGATTAATTTCTAATCCCACTAATACGTCAAAATTAGCAGCAGCCGTTAATGTAGGAGTAAGGTTAGTACCTCTAGCTATTGCAGATGCAGCCGTAACGCTATTATTAACTAATAGTTGTGATGTAGGAGTAAAAGCAAATGCAGCATTACTTGTAATACTTGATGTACCATTAAAGTAAGCTACCTGTCCACTTGTACCTGTACCTGTTACAGGGTTAGTTAAAACCCCTTGATATTGTGGTATGTTTAAAGTACCACCACTATAAGTTGCTGCACCACTTGTGCCTGTTGTTGTTAATGTGATAGCTGCCCTTGCCCTTGCATCTGTAAAGTAAAGGTTTGTTCCTTCTGCTATGTTAGTTGTAGTACCAGCAGCTTTAGTCCATAAATCAGTAGCAGCTACATATTGTAAAATATCTCCATTAGTAGGACTTTGAGCAGATACATCGTGTAACTCATCTAATTCGTATCCGTTTTGTATTCTAATTTCAACCACACCTTGAGTTGGATGGCTTCTAACCACTATACCCACATAAACCAAGTGTATAGGAGCATAAGGCTTAGTTGATGTCCAAGCACCAGCAGTTGTACCACTTAAATAAAGTTGAGTTCCTACTGGATATATTTGAGTATCTAAGTCTGTTAAAGAACCCATTGCAACTACAAAACCATTGTTCATATTCGTAATATCCGATTGAACAACTCCATAAGTTTGAGCAGATGTAGAATCTCCAGTAGCTATTGCTTTAGTAACAGTTGGTAAGTTACCTTGACCACCATTAATGTAAACAATACTACCTTTTGTTAACGTAGCACCTGTGCTATTATAAACCTCTGTAATTAACCTTTGTGCTTCTTGAGCAATCGTTGGGAAAGTAGCTAAACTACCATCACCCCTTACATATTGAGCCGTTGTACCTGCTCCTGTTACGGATAGCGTTCCATTAGCCGTTAAAGGGCTATTAGCGACACTAAAAGCACTTGGCATAGATAACCCTACCGAAGTCAATCCTGTGTCTGTATCAGTTCCATTTACCCATTGAGTGCCATTGTACTTTAGAACTTGATTGTTTGTAGGTGAGGTTATAGTTACATCCCCTAATTGAGTTAAGGTGTAATCGCCTTCTTGAGCCACTACGTTACCGACTCTACCAAATACGGAATTTACCGCATTAGGGAAAGGATAAGCACCAGTCGGTGCTTGTATGTTTATAACCTCTTCGGTTACATTTATTTCTATGATCTCGTCCGTTACATTTATTATTTCCATTATGGCTTGCTTATATCTTCTTGAACAATAAAGTTACCCCAAATATATGTCTTGACCTCACCGCTAGGGAAGGTTACATTCATATCGTAAACGTATGAGCCGGCCGTTACGTCTACTTTTTTATTGAGGGTTATTTGGTTTCTATTAGCACCGCCTATGCTTATGGTACTATCCGCCGTACTTAATGTTAAAGCAATAGTTGCGCTTGTTGGCGTTGGTCTTACTTGTATTAAAATAGTGCATCCGCTTAAATCAATCGGCGTAGTGTCTGCTAATAAAGCAAAGGTCTGCGCCCAGCTATCATTGCGCCAAATCTTTACATTGTATTGCGCCGGCCTTAAGTCAGCGCTTGTAGAATTACAACTCATTTTTATTATGGGTTTAATGGTATATCACAAGCATCGTATTCGGAATAAGTGATCATGTTAAAGCTTACCTCAACACCGCTCAAATAGTCCTCAAACTTATCTAGTATTAAATTATATGTTATATTATCATCAATTTGCCAATTGTTTGCTCCATTCCTTAACTTGCTTATTATGTCAGCGCATATTTGCAACTGATCGCTAGTTACATCTTGTTCAAACTCACCCTCAACTCCAGCCTTATCTAGAAACCATAAAGTGATATTATAGACTTGCTCACGGCCTACGTTAAGAGATCCGTTGTTAATTGCTAAGCAAGCAATAGGAAACACTGGCTGACTATCTGCGAATAGCCACTCTCTTGGCGTTGCATTCTTTATGCTTTTTATCATCGCATGCGTTGCCAGTATTGCTTTTAGTTCCGTTATTACTTGATTGTATGTCATTAAATTTCATTTTTACTCGCTCAACAAACTCGCGTTTATAACTGCGTATCTTCATAAGGATTGTTAAAATTATAAGGCAAATCAAGATTGCTAACTTTGCGTGTAGTACCTCTTCTGCCTAAAAATATAGGCGATGTGTAAGCTTGTATCTGTGGTGCAATAGCATCAAAGCCGTTGCCATATTGTAAGTATTGCTCAAACATGGTGCTATTCTCTCTCAAATAGTCAATCAATCTTTGCTTGTAAAATTCACCATTGCTCATGTACTTGCGCTCCAATAATTCAAGCTGGCCCTTAGATGGGTTGTTGCTCTCTTCTGCACCTTTCTGCAACACGCCTTTGCTAAAAAATTGAAAGCTGGTGCTGATCACCATCTCGCCAATTGTAAACCATAACAAAGTATCTGTGATGTAATTATCAAGCAAGTTTTTCTCGTCTTGACTTAAATTGCCGATGTCAATTCCTTCTTGTAGTCTATTATAAAGGCCAGATCCTAAAGCCGGCAATATAAATTTATCTTGAGCAAGCTTGATCACTGGCAAGATTTGCTTGCCATCAATCGCGTCACTTATAGCGGTGCGACTTTTGACAAGTGTTTCTGTTATAAAAAGTATGTTTAAACTCATTTTTTATTTTTTTCTAGTTACTATTTTAACTTGCCATCTATGTCTGCAATATGGTCTATGGTTGCCATTTGGCTCTGTAAACCATCCGCCTCTACGATCCCAAACTGAATAACCTAAACGCTCACTAATATTCTCTATGTCGCTACGGCTCCAAAGTTTTGTTTTAGCCAGTTGCAACATCCTTGCGCAAAATGGTCTATTTTTACTATCCTCTGGCCCAGAGTAAGTATATCTTAGCAACACCTCGGTCTTAGTTGTCTTGTCACCGCCCGGAATCTTGCTTAAAGGCTGAGTCAATTTTCTCACTACTGGTGTGTAATTAGGGGCTAAAATACTTATTTCCATTCCAGTCTGGACTAAGTACCCCTCAAGCTTTAGCGCTTCAAGCGCATTATCTATTTGCTCAACACTTTTATTTAATACCTTTGCCATCACCTCTGGTGTCACACGTTTGTCTTTGCTAATTAAATCTAGCACATTTGCTTTAAGTACATTTATTTCCTCATCTGCAAAAGCTTGATAACCTTTAGCGTCATGCGTTTCTACTACCTCAAAATCTTCTACATTGTCACCACATGATGCAAACTCATTCAATAATAAGTCATCTTGCATAGATGCAAAAGCTTGCTCTGTTGACGGATCATCATCAATGCCTAAGAAAGTGTCAACATCTGCGTCTGTAAAGCCAAAGCCATTCTTTAACATTAACGCTGCTTGCGCTTTGTTGATCTTACCAGATCCAAATTGACGCACAATGCGCATCACGTTTTGGTGCTGGCGTCCGCTTAAGTTAGTCAAAGTTGCGTTTGCTTGTACTGGTTGTGTAGTTACACCACTAGCATCTGTTACAACCGAACTTTGCAATCCTAATTTTTCACGGATCTCATCTCTTGTCATGTTAGCTGACATAACTGCCTCGCTAAATTCAAAGCTTAACGGCTCAACTGGTACGATCTTAAACTCGCCCTCTATGCCGGCTAAATTCATTAATTTAGTAAATGTTTGCTCATGCTCTTGCTGGCGCTCATTTACATAAGTATTTTGGAATATCTGGTAAGCATCGCGGATCTCGCTTCTGCCACCTAATTGGCCCTCTGTCTTGATACCGAATAACATCGGACTTGTAACTTGATGACAAGAAAAAATCTCTTGTTGTATTAAATTATTGACATTGGTAAAATCTTCTTTTGTTAAGCTTGTCTCACCTAAGTTTACAATGTCAACTGCATTCTCTCTTGATGGGTTAAATGCAATCACCACACGATCGCCGTCATGGTTTGCAAACTTACGTTTTAAGTCTGTCTCAACTTCTTGCTGCTCCTCTTCTTGAGGTAGTCCGTTATTAAAGTTAATCAATTTAGTAGCTACAAAGTTGTGCTTTGCATTTCCTAAAATGTGTCTGCTTACTTGGATGTCACTCTCAATATAGTTCAAGCCTTGGAAATAACTCGGCAAAGGATATACATCGCTTTTAGGGTTGTATTGCTTTACAAAAAATATTTGTGGGCCACTAGGATCGTTTGGATTGAATGCTGGGTACTCTCTTGCTTTTTCTTTAAAGTCGCTAGCAGTCCAGTCATTTTTAACATAGAATGTTTGCAAGTCTTTACTTGCTCTTACCTTTTGAAATTCAATATGAAATACATCTTTGATCTTACCCAAAGCATTGTAAATGATTTGTAAGTAATAGCCACCTTGTAACTCATCATCTAAGATTGAGCGCTTCATGATTTGATTCCAAGTCTCACCTTGAGAATTAGCTTTTTGCTCAACACCCTCAAAGCCTTTGCCAAATATATAATTGACTTTGCCTTTTACAATTGCTCCATGCTTAGGTGACTCACCATACAACTCAATTAAGTAGTTTGGATAATTGTTTTTTGCACCAAACTCAACATAATTTTTGCCTTTTTTCTCTTCAAATCTAGGCTGCTGCGCTTGATCAAACTGAATGTTTATTAATTGATATTTATTGCTCACTTGTATAAGTTTTAAATTCGTTATCTTGCTCGTTGTACTCTGGTTGAGGACAATCGGTTTCGTCATGTAAATACATAAATCCCTCTTCTACTATCGCACCGCTCAAACTCTCTTTAGTGTTAGTTGCGCTTGCTTGCTCTCTTATCTTATACCTCCAAGTGCCACTCTCTTTGCAATCAAATACAGACTTTAAAACAAGTACCTTCTGGTATCTTGCATCTGTGCTTATGTTTGTTCCTACAAATGTAACACAATTATCTGTCGCACTTGTGAAAATAAACAAGTATTTCGGATTTGAAATTGTTGCCAATTCTAAGCCGGTAAATATTAAATTATTGTCAATGCCTTTGTATATATGCAACATGTTATTAAAATTAAAATGCCCTACCCACACAAAGTAGGTAGGGCATAATTAAGTACTACTATGGTAAAATTACCCAGCAGTCTCAAGAGCCAATCCTAC